CTTTAACGCTGGCCGATTGGGCGAAGCGTCTCGATCCGGATGGTAAGACGCCGAGCATCGTCGAGCTTCTGAGCCAGACGAACGAAGTTCTCACGGACATGCTTTGGCAGGAAGGCAATCTTCCTACCGGGCATCGCACGACTGTTCGCACCGGGCTGCCGACGGTTGCCTGGCGTTTGCTGAACAACGGAGTTCAACCCAGCAAGAGCACGACCGCGCAGATCGACGAAGGCTGCGGTATGCTTGAAGCTTGGTCGGAAGTCGATGTTGAGCTCGCGAAACTGAACGGAAACACCTCTGCCTTCCGCCTTTCTGAAGCGCAGGCGTTCATTGAAGCGATGAACCAGGAGATGGCCTCGACGCTGTTTTACGGCAATTCGGGTACAGCTCCTGAAGAATTCACCGGTCTCGCGCCTCGGTACAGCTCTCTCTCGGCTGCCAATGCACAGAACATCGTGTCCGGCTCCGGCGCCTCGACCGACAACACCTCGATCTGGCTTATTGGTTGGGGATCGCAGAGCCTTTATGGTATTTTCCCGAAGGGCTCCAAGGCAGGCCTTGAGCATAAGGATCTTGGCGAAGAAACCGTCGAAGCGACGGCTGGCATCGCCGGTACCCGTATGCGCGCGTTCCGTGACATGTGGATGTGGAAGTGCGGCATCGCGCTTCGCGACTGGCGGTATTCGGTTCGTATCCCGAACATCGACGTCTCGAACCTTGTTGCTAAATCTTCTGCTGCCGACATCATCGAACTGATGATCAAAGCGATCCACCGCATTCCGAACATCCGCGCGGTTCGTCCGGTGTTCTATATGAACCGGACTGTCATGCAGATGCTCGATATCATGCGCCGCGACGACGTGATCTCGGGTGGTGGGCTCTCTTATGCGGACGTTGACGGGAAGATTCAGTATTCTTTCCGTGGTATTCCGATCCGTATCTGCGATGCGCTTCTCGAAAACGAGGCTGTCGTTTCCTAACAATAAACCGGTTATGCGCCCCTAATGGGGCGCTAACCAAGAAGGAGAAATACCATGATCATTGATAAACAGCTCCAGCTTAGCGACTCCACGGCGTTGACGGCGACCGCCATTTCGGCGAACGTTATCGACCTCGGAGCCGCGGACAGGAATATCGGCGGTGGCGAACCCATGGCCGTTGTTTTTAACGTGGAAGTTTCCGCGGATCAGACGACTGGTGATGAAGATTACCAGTTTGACATCGAAGTTGCATCCGATGCCGGCCTCACTACAGCCAGGAAACTTATTGGCCGTAGGATTTTTGAGTCCGGGACTCCGGATGCTCCCGCTGAAAATGCGGACCTTCTTGTCGAAGGTTTCATTTTCGCGATCCCTCTTCCCGCGGGAACGCTTGCCGAAGCCGAGCGGTATCTTGGCGTTCGCTATACGCTTGCCGGTACTTCGCCGACGATCACTGTCAGCGCGCACCTTGTTCCGCTGAAGAACATTCAGCAGAGCATCGCGTATCCCGATAACATCACGATCAGCTAATCGATCGTAAGCTAAGGGTGGGGGCCTAAAAGCCCCCACTCCTTACCCCCTCAAAAGGAGACATCATGAGAGTCAGGGCAAAAGTTGTACCGAACCAAAAATATTCTGGGTATTACAACCACAAACGCCGGGTGGCCGGTGAGATCTTTGATCTTGTTCCTTTGGCGAGAATCAACAAAGAAGGCAAGCGAATTGTATTTACTCCGGAGCAGCAGCTCGAAAGCACAAAATGGTTCGAGCGTGTTGATAAAGTTCCGGAGGAATCGAAACTGATCGATCAACCAGATCCCGAAGTTTTGGGAGACGACGTTATTTAGGGAGGAAATATGCAGGACATTCTAAGCTACGCTTACGAAACTGTCGCGGCTTCACAGACGACTCAATCTCTGGGAGCAGCCGGGGCGAAAGGCGATATTCTGCAACGGATCGTAGTCGTTCCGGCAACAACGGGCGCCGGGACTATCTCCATCAAAGACGGTGCTCTTGATGCCGTAAACGTATTCGTCGCCGGGACGCTCACGAATCTTCAGACGTTTGTAATCGAGCTTGGAGCCCGTTCAGTTTCCGGCGCTTGGCAGATCACGACCGGCGCGAACGTATCAGTCATCGCTGTAGGAAAATTCTCTTAGGTGATATGTGACGCGGTTCTATGATCCGGCGTTCGTATATTCTGGGAAGAAGAACAACTTCTTAGATGTCGAAGCCGCAAATCAGGACTTGAGCTCGGCTGAGTATCAGTATTTCGGGTACATTAGCCCCCGGGATGGAAAATGGATCATACAAAGGTTCCATATCATTTCCAGCTGCATCATCTATGAGTATGCTCAAGGAAGAACCATCGCCGCTTACGCGTCGGCCTGGAACGCGTCAGGGCAGTATATCGGTAATTTTACATTCGCAAGAATTGATCTAGCTACTCCACTTCCATAAGGAGGACAAAATGGCTTCTAAGACTGAGATGGCAAATCTGGCGATCTCGCATCTCGGACAAGGGAAAGAGGTCGCGAATGTGGACACGGAAAGATCGTCGGAAGCTTTAACGATGCGCCGGTATCTCCCTATCGTTATCGAGATGTTCCTGAAGGATTTCCCGTACTCTTTTTGCAACGTTACGGAAACTCTTGACCTTGTTGAAACCGACCCAACAGAAGAGTGGGCATATTCCTATCGAGTCCCTACAGATTCCCTGAAGCCTATTCGAATCCTTTCCGGGATACGGAACGATAGCCGCCAGAGCAGGGTTCCTTACAAGATTGTCAAAGACTCCCAGGGCGAGCTTATTTATACGGATATGGAAGGCGCGCAGCTTGAGTACACACAGTTCGTAAACGACACTAGCCGATATCCTATTGACGTTTTTCTGGCGATGTCATTTCTGCTTGCCGGGCTCGCAGCGCCCAGACTTCTTGGCGAGGATCCTTTCAAGATGGGGCAGAGAGCAATGGAAATGTATCGGCACTTTAAAGGTAAGGCCGACGCCCATGACGCTAACGATCAACAGCAGGAAGAACCGCCGGATGCAGAGGCGATAAGAGCGAGGGAAGCATAATGAAATCCATGAAACTCACAAAGGCTGAAACTGAAAACGCTTCTCCGATCGAAGCAAAGGCCGCGGCTCCTCAATACCCGTGGGGATTAAGACTTGAGCTGAATGACGAAACCATGAAGAAGCTCGGTTTAAAAGAGCTCCCGGACGTTGGAGAAAAAATGGTTCTTAAAGCAAACGTAGTCGTTGAGAGCGTCTCCCAGAACGATACGAAGGACGGAAAACGCCAGAACATGAGTCTCCAGATCACTGACATGGATCTTGGAGAGGCCGAGAAGAGCGAAGAGCCGGCGGAGAAGAAGCTTTATAATACCGATGGCACTGTCAGAGAAGAAAAGCAGAGCAGCGGGAAAACTATCCTGGTGGATCTATAATGCCGACACTCGCACAAAGGAATTTCTCATCCGGAGAGATTTCGCCAAGCCTTTACGCGAGAACTGACATCATCCAGTATCTCACTGGGCTGAGGTCGTGCCATAATTTTCTAATCAGAAAGCATGGCGGGGCTTGGAATAGGCCAGGGACTAAGTACGTCTGCTCGACAAAAAGCGGATCGACGAAAACATCAAAGTTGATCCCGTTTATTTTTAATAACGATCAAACCTACATGATAGAGGTCGGCGATCTCTATATGCGATTTCTCAGAAACGGAGTCCCGGTCACTGTCTCTGGTGTCGCGGCTTACGCCGGAGGTACAGCGTACGTTATTGGGGACCTTGTCTCAAGCGGTGGGATAAATTATTACTGCATCAAGGCCGGCACAGGCCAAACCCCCGCATCATCCGCAACGTATTGGTATCCTCTGACCGGAAACATTTACGAAATTCCAACCCCGTATGTCGAAGCAGACCTCCCAACGCTTCATTATAACCAGTCCGCTGACGTTATAACGTTGACACATCCAAGCTATGCTGTCAGAGAGCTCGCGAGATCGGGGCATACAAACTGGACGCTGACCGCGGTCACGTTCGCCTCAAGCATCTCGGCTCCCACCGGACTGGCTTCCTCAGCATCTGGAACCGCCCATTATTATGTGGTTACCGCGATAAAAGAAGAAACTTTAGAAGAGTCTTTGCCTACAGACCCGGTTGGATCGTCAAGTGAAACTTCTAAATTGACATGGGTTGCATCCGACGGTGCCAAAGAGTACAACATATACAAAAAGAAGAATGGGGCTTACGGTTTTATAGGGATTGCTACAGCCCTCGAGTTTACTGATAGCTCCATCTCACCTGACGAAGCTGATCCTGCGCCTACATACAGAAACCCATTCGCGGCAACTCCTATAAAAACCACAACGCTCGCGGCTGGCGGGACAGGTTATTCCGTCGGAGATATTCTTGGAATAACACAGACCGGAGCGTCCGGTGGTAAAATGCGAGTCGATACCGTGAACGCTGGAGCGGTGGTAACCTATACGATCATTGATCCCGGTACCGGATACGCCGTCGGGAATGCATTGGCTACGACCGGTGGAGCCGGGAGTAACTGCACAATAAATATCACGGCCGTGACGACTGGCAACTTCCCGTCAACGTCAGGGTATTATCAGCAGCGCCAGGGGTTTGCGAACACGAATGAGGACACAGAGAAAGCGTGGTTCTCACGATCCGCGAACTTCAAGAACTTCTCGATCAGCTCTCCTCTTCAAGATGATGATGCTGTCACGTTCCCGCTCAGGGGGCGCCAGGTCAATTCGGTGAAGCACATGATAGACCTTGGGAAACTTGTCGTTTTCACGACCGGCGCTGAATGGATCGTGAACGGTGACCAAGCTGGGATTCTTCGAGCTGGAGAAGTAAATCAGGTAGCGCAGTCGTACAATGGATGCTCAGATCTTCGCCCGATCATAATCAATGACACGGCTCTTTATGTCCAGGCTCGCCAGAACATTGTTCGCGACCTGAAGTATCAAATCGGTGCGGACGGATCAGATGGATACCAAGGCACCGACCTTACGATCATGTCCGGGCATCTATTTGAACAATACACGCTTGTCGACTGGGCATTCGCGCAAACTCCAAATCCAATTGCATGGATCGTCAGAAGCGACGGAATTCTTTTAGGTCTTACGTATCTACGCGAGCACAAGATATTCGCCTGGCATCGCCATACGTTCCAGGACGGAGAGGTCGAGAACGTGGCTGTGATACCTGAGGGGAATGAAGACGCGCTCTATCTCATCATAAAAAGAACGATTAACGGAGCGACTGTGAGATATATCGAGAGATTTTCCTCTCGGAGAATTGACGATATAAAAGACTCGATTTTTATGGACTCATCGCTGACTTATGATGGAAGAAATGCTACAGCGGTCACGATGGCTCTTACGTCGTCAGGAGGATGGCTGTACACCGATGACTTGACGCTTACGGCCAGCTCAGCGTTCTTCTCAGCAGGAGACATTGGAAACGAAATCCACATCACCGGAGCTGATGGCTCGGTGCTTCGATGCCAAATCGTAGCTTACACGAGCACGACAGTTGTGACCGTTAAGCCACATAAAACTGTCCCAACTGCTCTACGAACTGGATCGACGACGAACTGGGCTAAGGCTGTTGATCAGGTGTCAGGATTGAGCCATATTGAAGGCGAAGACGTTTCAATATTTGGAGACGCCTTTGTCGTTGCGAGCCCGAATAACTCTGCATATACTGTGAAAACTGTTTCGTCAGGAGTTGTTACGCTCGATAAATGTTACTCTGTAATCCATGTCGGACTTCCGTATATGTCAGACCTTGAAACTCTCGATATTGATAATCCGCAAGGAGAAACGCTTGCCGACAAAAAGAAGTTGGTAACTAGCGTGACAGTGTACGTCGAGGCGACCCGAGGGATATGGGCAGGTCATAAGCCCCCTTCAGACGATGACGTAGATCCGCTCGAAGATCTTTATGAGCATAAGGGGCGAAATGATGAGCTGATGAGTGAGCCCACTGATCTTAAAACCGGACAGGTAGAAATAAACACAAAGTCGGAATGGAACAGCAACGGGAGAACTTTTATACGCCAGGTTGATCCTATTCCTCTTTCGGTTCTAGCGATTATGCCAAATGTAACGGCGCCGTTTAAATAAAGGAGAAATCATATGGGTGCAGCGGGAGGGCTTCTTACGATAGGGACGGCGGTGCTTCAGGGAGTCCAGGGGTATCGGCAATCGAAAGCTGAGAAGCAACAGGGGCTTTACGAGAGCGATATCATGGAATCGAATGCCAGAATGGCGAACATGCAGGCGGACGACGCCACGTATCGAGGAGAGCAGAAAGCTCTTGAGATAAGGAAGAAGGGAAAGATCATTATCGGGAAGCAGAGAGCCGCGATGGCCGCGCAGGGTCTCGATATCGAAGCCGATGACGCTCTCGCCATCCAGCAAGAGACCGCAGAAAACGTCGCGCTAGACAGCGAGCAGACGAAGAGGAATGCCTGGATGGAAAACTGGGGATATCGCGTCCAGAGCCAGGATTATAAAAACAAAGCTAGGTTCGCGGATATTACCGGAAGGCAGCGATCTAGGGCAACTATTCTTACAACCGGACTTGGAATTCTTAACACGTTCGCTAGCTCTGGCGGAAAGTCTAGCTCAAACTTTACCACGAAATACTAGGAGATTATCATGCCGACAGTGCCGAGACAGCAAAGCAGGGAGGTTTTAGCGGATCAGATGCCGGGTCCGAGGAACACCGTCTCAGCAACTGAGGAGACATTCGGAGGTGGAGCTGCGAACAAGCAGGTCGTCGCCGCGGCGGAGCAGCTTAATACGACATTGCAGAACAAGATGGCGCGAGACAAAGCTCTTCAGTCAAGCCTGAGGACGAATAAGCTTCTTAGCCTGGCTGAGCAGGAAGCCCTTAAAGCGCATTATGACCAGGAAGACACTGAGTTTGAAGAAATTGATCCGACGACTAATAAGCCTGTAAAGAAAATAGCCCCTGGGGGAATTCTTCTCGCGAGCGGAGAGCAGGCGAGTTATGGCGGTGGAGCCGGAAAAAGATCTTTAGAGACAACGATGCAGATCGCTGACAAATACGTCTCCCAGCTCGGATCAGCGGAAGAGGCCGATCGCTTCATTATGCGCTATTCCAAGATCGCGCAAACTTTGAACGACAGGGCGAACTCTCACGAGATAGCTCAGAAGAAGGCTTATTACGATAAAGAGACCGAGTCGCGTCTTGATATGGTCGCCCAGAGTACTGTGCTTCCTAGAGACGAGCGAATTCTGGAGATAAGAAATACAGCTTATAAAAATGGACAGTTGGCGGGGGAGCCAATTTCTGACGCCGAAGAGAAAATAGCAAAAGCCACGTACAAGGCGTACGAGTCTGATCTGTTCGACATGTTTAACGCTCGCATCCCTGATGAGAAAGCAATCAATAAACTTATGAAGGATGCCGAGGCCAAGGAAGAGCTCTCTCCTGAGCAGCTTAGCTCGCTAAGGGCGAGAAAAGACACTCTCGAGTCAAAGAAAACTGTCGCCGAAAGCGAAGCAAGAACTGCCGCTGAAGAAAAGATTGCGACTACGGAGCTTACGATCGAGAACGAGTGGAAGCTGCCATGGGTGAAAGAGGATAAGCCAAAGCGGGTTAAGAAAATTCCAAAGGGTGGGCTCACGGAAGCTGAATATGAAAAGCAGGTATTTATCGCTAACAAGAACAGCGCTGATATGCCGTTCGTAGAAACGGATAATGAGACTCACACTGAGCTGATGCTGAAGATGGTCGCCCCTGGATACGCTGATGAAAAGAAGAGACTCGACCATATCACGGCCTACGCCGGGAAAAAACTTCACCCGAACGATTACAATTATCTCGGGAAGCTTTATGCGATGGATCCTGAAAGCAAGGACTTCGCGTCACAAGGATTAAAGGGGATTAACGATTATGTGAACCGTGAGGAAAAAGGATACCCGGACATCAAGCGTACCCTGATGGACGATTTCCTCACTCGCATGGAGAAGAAAAAGCCGGACGAGAGGGTCGAGGACGTGCTTGATGACACTCTCGACGCGTACAATAAAAAATCCGGGAAATATCCGGCAAACACAAAGAAAGAGGACGCCCCGAACAGCGTCGCATCCGTCCAGCAAGGGAAAGCGGTCCAGTTCCAAAATACAGGTATGACGTCCGCTCCAAAGAAGAAGCCGGACGCGACATTATCTCCGAGTCCAAAGAACGACAGCGATGAGTACGAATATAAAACTGTCGGGAATAGAACTTTCAGAAGGAAGCGGGTAAAAAATGCCTGAAAAAAACGCTGCTGAGGGAACCGCACCGATCGAGGAAGGATGGGAGGAGATTCCGTCAGCTGATTCCGGATGGGAAGAGGTTCCCGATGAGCCGACATCCCCGGTAAACGTGCAGGAACCGCCCCAGGAGATGGAGCACACTCTCATTCCTGATTTCGGAGTTACAGTGGCGACCCCTAAGGGCATGGACCCCGCCGATAAGCACAAACTCATCTATGACTCTATTCTCGCTCAGAAGTATGAGAATCAGAGCTTGTCGGAGCCGTCGGTCGAAGGCGAGCAGCCGATCGATATCCAGGGACCTGTTGAAGCGCCTCCGAAAAAAGTACCGTTCTCATCATTCGAGACGATAAAAGGTGAGTTCCTTGACGCCGGCGGTGCTCAGGAAAGAGTTCCGGCCGAGACAGTCACGACAGAGCAGACAGGGACGCTTGATGCCATCACGTATCCGGCAAGAAGAATCGCGAGCCACGTTGAAAAGGCCGCCTGGGCGATGTACGAAGGCGCTCTTAGAGCTGAAAAAGCGATTTATCAGTATGCCCCTGATCGGGTAACGGACGTATGGATCAAAGGATTGAGAAAAGAGGCCAGGGTGGCGCGGTTGACACGCCAGATCGATTACTGGAGCCATCCCGATAAATACGGATGGGTCTCCCCGCAGGCCGACCTTGACAAGAGGCTGAACGATGAGACGGCCTATCGCCGGAATTATTATTATGGGCTTGTGAACTCAGTTGCCGAATCTGCGACTGATTTTCTTGGCTTCGTTACGACGATCGGAATGATGCCAGGCGGAACACCTGCGGCTTCTTATGCTGGGAAGGCAGCCCCTTACATTGCAAAGAACGCCCTACACGCCGTGACGACGCTTGCCCCTTATGGGCTCGCCACGACTCCTGGCGGGATATACGAGCGTCTTCATTCCTCGCTTATTCTTACCGCTTTCGGCCTTGTGAAGCCTATCGTAAATCTTACTGGATTCAGAAAGATATCAGCGACAATGATCGCTACTATCGCGAATTCCGCGCTCACGAGCCCCGAGGTAATCGAGATGTATAAGGAGAAGGGCTTTAACCACGAGTTCTTTAAGATGTTCGTGCCGTGGCTTACGATGAACTTCGCTTTCGGGGTTTATATGAAGGATACTCCGAAGGCAGAGGCAAAGGCAGCGTCAAAGCGATTTGCCAAAATGATGGTTAAGGATATCCAGGCGAATTATGACGCCACGGTGCGGATCCTTGATAAAACGGTTGAGCTTGTTAAAAAGGCCGATAAAGCTCCGGACGCTGAAGTCTCCGGAAAAGCCAAGGCCGAGATCGACGTCCCTAAAGAAATTGAGAATGAAGCGTCTGCTGAAGTTTCCTCCCAAGGCGCGGCGGGTTCCGTGGAGCCGACCACTCCCGAGGCCGCGCCTCCCTCCAAGGTTCACTATGATTTCAAGGTTCCTGCGGATAGGACTGAGGTCGGAGAGCCGAGAGACGGAAAAGGAGCAAAGACGAAGCATGACTTCTCAGAAGACTGGATGGACCCGGATACCCAGGAAGGCCTGCTCTTCTTAAAATCAACTCTCGAGACGCTTGAGGAGTCGCGGTACACGCTGATTAAAGGTCCTCAAGCCGGAGAGAACGGCGGTCCCGACGTCGTCACCGGAAGAATGAAGGTCGCCGGCGAGTCCCCGGAGCATCTTAGACAGTTTAAACCGAGGAAGCTACATAAGGGCGATAAATCTGACCTGGATCTTGTGAATGAGCTAATCATCACCGCCGACAATGAGAGGCCTAAAAAGCAGACGAAAAGACAGCACGATCGTGTCGCGGCCATGCTCCGGGCGGAAATGGATTACGTGAACCGCAAGATGAACGAGGGCGAGGCGTTTATGGAAGGCCGCGGCAAAAGACCTTCCGATGACCCGGCGGATGCGAAGGAAGTAATTGAAGAGCGGACGCGGTTAGAGGTTGATGACATGGCTGAGGCCAAAGAACCGATAAGCGAGCTCCAGGGGCGTGAAATAAATGATCTCACGCGCGAGGCTGATATTATCGTTGAGAAGCTGATCGCGGAAGGCCTTAAATCAAAAGATCTTGTTAAGGATCAGTATGGAAAAATCCATGCCGTTACCGATTATGGGAAAGACATAATTTCTGACGCCAAGGACGCGTACAAGCAACTCACTGATCAGGTGAAAGAAGCCGCTAGGAAGAAAGAGATCTGGGAAATGTCTCCGGAGGAATTTGAAGCTGATCGGCAGCAAAAGCGCAAATCAGTAGGAGCAGCCGGCGACGAGCCAACAAGCGAGATCCCGCTCCCCGAGATCCCTAATGAAGTGCATGTCACAACGATGAGCGGTGAGAAGAAAGTTATCCGCCCGAAAGAGGATGAAGCGTTCTCAATCTCTCCGACGAAAGGCCGGGATGGGAAGATCTATTATCAGCTGCATGATGGCGTGGCGTATGACATATCAGTGGCCGAGGCCAACAAGCTGATGGAGTATGCTGGGGTGAAGAAGAAGAATGCGGAGAATGTCGCAAAAGATCCTTTTAAATATCAGGACTCAAATCAAGAAAAAGTCATCCATTCCGGTTGGGAAAAAGGGAATACTTACAGGCATCTCCTTGAAGGAACAGGAGATATTTTTAGAGAGGTTTCCGGAAGATCAGACAAATCATATATAGCCGAGAAGGTGCAAAGATTCAAAAGATATATTGAAAGAATGGAGGAGCAGTCTTCCGGATGGACTGATGCTGAATACAATGCCCACCTGAAAGAACTTTACGGATTCGATCCTAAAGAAACAAGGATACACCCTGAGGATTCTTTTCAATATGCAAATCTTAGCAATAAAGAAAAATTCGATGCGATGAGGAAGCAGTGGGAGAACCAGCCAACGGAAACTCCGCTTCAAGCAAAAGCTAAGAAAATGAACCTCTTGATGATGGACGGAAAAATAAGCGAGGCGTATAAGCTCGCGGGAGAAATATTGTCGGAGGTGTCTTCTGGTAACAAATCCGTCGGCGCAGCCGGCCTGAAGCCTGGAGAAGGCTACGAGAATAATCCTCATTACCAGGCGGTTAAGAAAGCGCTAGCGGAAGGGAAACCTGTACCTGAAAAAGCGTACGCGTCGTATCCAGATCTTGTGAAACAGTACGGAGAGAAGGAGCCTGCCATGGCTCCAGTGGAGCCACCATCAAAACCGCCGGCTGGTCCTGGAATCGCGGATCGCATACCTGGAGAGCCTAATAGGGCTGAGAGCCAGTTCGCTAAAGAATTGGTCAGTGAACTTGAGAACGAAGGCATGGGGCAGTCTGAGATCGCGAAATATTTCAAGTCCGATATGACCGAGCAGAGAGACCTCGCCGTTGCGCTTCGTGACAGCAATCCTGAGTTCTTCGAAGCTGTTGCAATGGGCAAGGCTGATATGCCTGCCGGATCAAGCCTTTATGGGATAAGCGTTTTCGCGGAGGCCGTGAATACCGCAAAAGCCAATAAGGATGGCGCCGCGCTGCTCCGGTTGTCCGAGTCTCCGTACGCTGAGATGGTATCTCAGGCCGGATCGACCCTGAGCGCGGTCTCTCACCTGATCAGCAGGGACGAGCTCGACCCTATGCAGGCTATAAGCAAAATTAAAAAATATCGTGATAAAAACCCAAGTCTTACGTATAAGGCGCTCGAAGAGAAACTCAAGCAGGCGGAAGAGAAGCTTCGACGCGCCGAGGCTGCGCCTGCAAAAGAGGGGGCTTCGTCTTCTGAGAAGAGGGCTTTCGGAGCTAAGAACAAACTTTTTACTAAGCAGAGAGCCGATGAGGCCGCGAAAACACTCCGTGTGAAGCTCATGGGAAGGTTCCATTCCGGGGTTGATCCGACCGCCCTTAAAGAGGTCGTCGAGATCGGCGGTTTTTACGTTGAAGGCGGAGTTCGCGAGTTCAAGGATTGGTCAGCTAAAATGGTCTCTGAATTTGGAGAGAAAATCAAGCCGTACCTGGCCGAAGCTTGGAAGCAGATTCAGGATCGCGTAAGCAAAGAGTCTCTTGAGAAGGCAAAGGTCGGGATCAAGCAGATTATTGATAGCGAAGGCGAGCTCTCTGACATTACGACGTACCTGAAGGAGATCAACAGACAGGTGCAGGCTAGCGGCATCAAAGGTCAAGATAAGGTGCTTGACGCGATTTATGAGATCGTCCGAGAAGTGGCTCCTGACATGACGAAACAGGAGATGCGGGACGCGCTGTCCGGATACGGGAAATACAAGCTTTTGAGCAAGGACGAGCTCGACGTACAGATCCGGGACATCAAAGGCCAGTGGCAGAAGATCGCTGCGCTCGAAGACCTGATGAAGAAGCAGGCGCCTAAAAAGACAGGCGTTGAAAGGCGGACGCCGTCAGATGAAGAGCGCGCGCTGATCAAGCAGGTGAACGAACTGAAGAAGAAGTACAACATCCAGACGACGAACCCTGAGACCCAGCTCAAGTCAGCACTGGACTCGATAAAGACGCGTCTCACGAACCAGATCAAGGATCTAGAGACTCAGATAGATTCGAAGCAGAAGATCGTGAAAGAGACGACACCTCCGCCTTCAGACGCTGAGGTTGTCGCGCTGCGGAAGACCAGGGATATGCTGAAGGCCGAATACGACAAGATTTTCTTCACGCCGATGTCTTCCGCGAAGAGGATCGATCTTGCAACGAAATCCGCGCAGAGAACCGTTGAAGAGCTTCAGCGCCGGATAAATGAAGGCGACCTGACCAAAGAAGGCAAAGGGCAGTCCGCCTGGTCTCCTGAGATTTCCAGGCTGAAACAGCAGGCCAGCGATCTGAGAAATCAGATCACAATGCTGAAAGAGATGATGAACCCAAGCCTTACTCCTGAAGAGCGAGCGATCAATACGCTTAAACGCCGCCTGGAGAGGAATAGGATGGGTCTAGAAGAGCGCATAAAAAACCTCGACTTTGCAAAGAAGCAGAAGCCTGCTCCTGTTACGGGTCCTGGAGTTGAAAAGCTTCGCGAGGAAGAGCGCGCTGTCCGAGACGCGTTTAACGCTGCCAGGAAGTCCCAGGATCTAGACCCGTCCGAGGCTAATGAGCTTGTCAGACTATCTTCAATAGCCGGTGAGAAACGGCAGCTTGTTCAGCCTGGAAGCCCATCCAGAAGCAAAGAGCGGCTTGATTATGGCCGCGCAAAGAGCGATTTCCTTGATTATGCCGATACGCTCAGGCACAGAAGCGAGAAGCTAAAGGTATCTGATTTCAAGGTGGCTCCTGTCAGGTCAGCTCTTAGAGCTATTTTGGAAATCCCTGGGCTTATGAAGGCTTCCGCAGCATCCCTGGACAACTCATCCCTCGGAAACCAGGGGCTAAAGGTTGCGATCAGGAATCCTAAAGTGTGGGGAAGAAACGCGATAAAGTCATTCATCGATATCGCTGAAACCATTGGAGGGAAAGATGTCATGCGCGAAATCCGAGCAGATATTTTCTCTCGCAAAAACTATATGGACGGGACATATAAAAAGCATCGTC